TCCGAAAGGATGTTGTGACAAGGTGCTAAACTGAATAGGACGGAAGTAAGCCGACGCGGAACGGAACGTTCATCGGGTAACCGACGCAAACGCCGACTGAAGGAACGCTCTTTAGCCTCAAAATTAAGGAGAACCCTAATGTCTAAAGTTGTATATCGTGGTGTAGAATATAACACCACCGAACGCCCTAACCAAACATTTAAACGTGAACCACACGTAGAAATCTACCGTGGTACTATGTTTTATGTTGACGAAAATGGAAACAAACTTTCCATGGAGAAGGCAAAATGAAGAAACTTAACTTCCTTCAACTTATTAAAGAACAAAAACAAAAAGAAGAGAGGCGTCAAAAAGCATCTCTTGCTACTCTGGTAGCATCAAAATAATATCAAGGGGGGATTGACTTCCCCCCTTTTTTTAACTATAATTGATTTGTCAGATTTTATAAAAATGGATAAAGAAAAACTAAAACTGATTATTCATAATCTAGAATTATTAGTTGACTCTTTAAAGTCTGAAGTTTATTCAGATGTAAATTCATACAAACTGAACTACGAAGAAATTAAACAAAGCATTCACGATTACGACGAAGTATTTTATGATGGAGATGATGATGGATATCCCGACTGAGTTTGAGTTTATGAAACCAGAAGTTAAACTCATCAGTGTTACACCCGATGCAGAAAAGCACATGGCATATTGTGCTCGGGTGAGTAATCCTGCTAATCAAGAAAACGATAAGTTCTCTGGTCTTCTCAAATATTGTATTCAGCATCAACACTGGAGCATCTTTGAGCAAGCAACGATGACGGTGGAGATTAACACAACTCGTGGTATTGCTGCTCAGATTTTACGTCATAGAAGCTTCACCTATCAAGAATTTTCACAACGGTATGCTGATGCAAGTCTTCTAGGTAAGTCTATTCCTCTTCCAGAACTCCGTCGTCAGGATACTAAAAATCGCCAGAACAGTATTGATGATATTCCTGATTATTTGAAACTGACTTTGTGTGAAGATATTAGAATGCATTTTGAGCAGTCTCTACGCATCTATAATCGTCTTCTAGACAAAGGAGTGGCAAAGGAGTGTGCAAGGTTTGTTCTTCCTCTAGCAACTCCTACAAGACTGTATATGACAGGCTCCGTGCGTTCTTGGATCCACTATATTGATCTTCGTTCTGCACATGGAACTCAGAAAGAACATATGGAGATTGCAGAACTTATTCGTTGCATCTTCACTTGTCAGTTTCCTGCTGTATCTGAAGCACTTGGTTGGGGTAGGGAAAACTGCCCAGAGTGCGTGGACGCGTCTTCTATTACACTTGAATAAATATCCCTATAAGTTTTAATTGTTATATGGCAGTATACCCCGTTGTTAATAAACAGACTGGTGAACAGAAAGAAGTTACGATGAGTGTTCACGATTGGGATCAATGGAAGAAAGATAATCCTGATTGGGATAGAGATTGGTCAGACCCCTCAACTTGCCCGAACTCGGGTGAGTTGGGTGAGGTCTATGACAAACTCAGAAAAACTCACCCAGGATGGAATGATGTCTTGCATAAGGCATCAAAAGCTCCAGGATCTCGCGTAAAACCAGTCTGAACCTATGGCAAGAAAAAGAAGAACGAACGATCAACCAATCGGTGTTGGGCTCACTGCAAAGCAGATGAAGCGCAAAAAACCAATTAACTCTGACCTTTTGATTGATATTGAACCTCTTACAGATAATCAAAAGATATTATTTGATGCCTATTCAAAGGGACAACATTTAGTTGCTTATGGTTGTGCAGGAACAGGTAAAACATTCATCACACTTTACAACGCACTTTGCGATGTTTTGGATGAAAGGTCTCCTTATGAAAAGATCTACATTGTTAGATCTTTAGTTGCTACTCGTGAGATTGGTTTCCTTCCTGGCGACCATGAAGACAAATCAGCACTTTACCAAATTCCATATAAGAATATGGTGAAGTATATGTTCCAGATGCCATCAGATGCAGACTTTGAAATGCTCTATGGTAATCTGAAAGCACAAGAAACGATTAAGTTTTGGTCTACATCGTTTCTTCGTGGAACAACTTTAGATAAAGCAATCATCATTGTGGATGAGTTTCAGAACTTGAACTTCCACGAACTTGATAGTATCATCACCCGTGTTGGTGAAGATAGTCGCATTTGTTTCTGTGGTGATGCAACTCAATCAGACCTTGTAAAAACATCTGAAAAAAATGGAATTATTGACTTTATGAGAATTCTGAGAGAGATGCCATCCTTTGATATGATTGAGTTTGGTGTAGAAGACATTGTTCGTTCTGGTATTGTAAAAGAATATATCATGGCTAAGATGGGATTGAATTTATGACATTTTCCCATTGCAATTTTCTAGGTGAACTGGAACTACAAAAGAAAGAACAAAACGGCACCCGTCTTTACCTACTTCCAAGTGGGCAATGGGTGCCTTCCATTACCACTGTCACTGGATTTTTTAAAAAAGAAAAAATTCTAGAGTGGCGTAAAAGAGTTGGTGAAGAGAAAGCAAATCAGATTAGTAGAAAGGCAGCTGCAAGAGGAACTGATTTTCACCAGGTTTGTCAGGATTATCTTGAGAACAAAGAACTAAACTGGGATGATTATAAACCCCTGACAAAGTTTATGTTTTTTCACGCAAAACCTTATCTTGATAAGATAAATAATATACATGCAATTGAGAGAACTCTTTACTCCGAATACTTTGGAGTTGCTGGTAGAGTTGATTGTATTGCTGAATATGAAGGTGAATTAGCAGTCATTGACTTTAAAACATCTGACGAAATCAAACCAGAAGAATGGATTGAAAACTATTTCGTTCAAGAAATGTTTTATGCTGCTGCTTACTATGAACTCACGGAGATACCACCTGTTAAATTAATCACTATTATGGTTACGCCAAATGGTGATGTGAAAATATTTGACAAAAGAAACAAAGGGGATTATATTAAGTTACTAGTAAGATACATTAAAAAGTTTGTAGAAAACAGTTCGTATGAAAGATCAAGTAACTAAAGCATTAGAAGAGAAGTTTCTGTGTTCCGATAAATTCTCTCAAAGAATTGAAACGATTGTCAAAGAATGTGGTGTATCTTATATTGATGCTATCATCCAGTTCTGCGAGGAGAATAGTGTTGAAGTTGAAACTATTCCAAAGTTGATATCAAAACCTCTGAAAGAAAAGTTAAAGTTTGAAGCTACGCAACTTAACTTTCTGAAGAAGACGAGTAAAGCAATGTTGAAATTTTAATGACCCCTTTTGATTGTTATAAAACATATCTTGCATTCAAAAATCATTTTACAAAAGAGTCTTACGATTATCACAAATATTGCGGAAAGTCTAGAGTAACTTTAGACTCTTTTTACAAACGCAAAGACCGTTATTTTTTTGAAAAAACTTCCAGACAGAAAAGTGATAAGGAAGTTGAAAATTTTTTTATTGCCAATTTTGCCTTGTGCGATGATCCACAATCGTTGTGGATTGGTGAAATTATCCGAAATGGAAACACCAATTATTTGGAGTGGCAAAAAAGAGTTCAGGGATTAAAATATATTTTTAAACAAGAGACAGAAACTTTGTTTTCTAATGAAAAGTTAGAAACAGTATTTGATTGCTCAAAAGGTCATCCGATTTTACTTAAAAAATTTTTGAGTAAAACTGTATCAATTGAGTCAATGGTTATCTATGATAATATCTTTGCTTACTGCAAAAAGTTTGACAAAAAACTTTTGGATCCAGTATGGAAAACCGTAAGTTTAAGGATTAAAAAATACAAACCATTCATAAATATTGATGTCTTTGAGTATAAGAGAATTGTGAAAGAAATTGTTTTGGGAAACTCATGAGTTTTTTTAGTTCCGATATCGTTCAAGAAGAAGTTCGTAAACTTTCCGAATTGCAAAAGGAAGTTTATGCCAACATGTTCAACTTTGTCTTAATGGACAGAGAAGATAAATTGAGACATCTTGAAACTCTTGAAGAACTGATTGAAACTCAGAAGTTATTGTATACTCGTTTGAGCTTGTCTGATGATCCCGAAGCACGGGAGATGAAACAACGCATTTTAGATCATGCAGTTTCCATGGGTATGCCTTCCAACACTGATTTAAATATCTTGCTTGATAACATGAAAACTCTTCTAGAAGACACCAAAAAGCAGGTTGACAAAAGTTGACCTACACATTAAAATACAAAAGTAATCCGACCAAATACAACGAATACGGAGAATACGAATGTCCTTTTCAGACCTTAAAAAACAATCCAAACTTGGTTCGCTCACTGCTAAACTTGTAAAAGAAGTAGAGAAAATTAGTTCTGGTGAATCAAGTGCAGATGAACGATTCTGGAAACCCGAGGTAGATAAAGTTGGTAACGGTTTCGCAACGATCCGTTTCCTGCCTGCTCCCGAAGGTGAAGAACTGCCTTGGTCCAAAGTGTGGAGTCACGCTTTCCAAGGTCCTGGTGGATGGTATATTGAAAACAGTCTCACGACTTTGAACCAGAAGGATCCTGTCTCTGATTACAACAGGGAACTTTGGAACAGTGGAAATGATAAAGATAAAGAAACTGTGCGTAAGCAGAAGCGTAAACTGTCTTACTACGCAAACATCTATGTTGTAAAAGATCCTGCCAATCCTCAGAACGAAGGTAAAGTCTTCCTCTACAAGTTTGGTAAGAAGATCTTTGACAAGATTATGGGTGCAATGCAACCTGAGTTTGAAGATGAAGAAGCAATCAATCCCTTTGACTTCTGGCAAGGTGCCAACTTCAAACTGAAGATTGTGAAGAAAGATGGTTACTGGAACTATGATAAGTCTGAGTTTGATCGTCCTGGTCCTCTTCTGGATGATGACGATGCTCTGGAAGCACTCTGGAAGAAAGAATACTCTCTCACCCAGTTCCTTGGTGCTGATCAGTTCAAGAC